GACGGAAATTACCGCTCTTTACCGAGGTTTTGATGCCCATGCCCTTGGAGGCCATTACTGCGCGGCTCCACCATAGAAGAACAGGGTCACGCTGGTAACGTCTGCACCAGAAACATCAATGAACACTCCTGAGTCAAAGACAATGCCCATATCCGGAAGGATAAGGTCAGTGGCTCCGGCCGCAGCAGGCGTATTGATGGTCAGTAGGGCTGTGCCTGCGGTAGTGCTGCCATTCTTTAGGGTGAAAGACGCAGCCGTAGCCGTGTTTGTAAAGTAAACACCGGCTACTCTTGTACGACCTCCAACCGCATGACCATCGGCAGTCTTTGTGACTGCCTGGATATTGCTGTTGCTCATGTCATTCCCCCGTTTCTGTACTCTGTGCCCGTAAATCAGGAGGGTCCATACGACCGATTTCGGTCAGTAGAACATCCACCATTGCAATTGCGCCGTTTGCCTGTTGGATGAGGTCCAGATACTTTTGCCTTTGCTCAAGTGCCTGATTCCTCAAACCCAACAGGTAATCCTTATCCAACGCAGCCATTAGGCGTTGAAGTTAGCAGCAGTAGCAGCCAAGAGGTAGTAGTCACTACCTGCAATCTTGACACGCAGGCCATGGGTGATTTCGTTGACGTTGGTAATCGTGCCGGTAGCAGCCAATTTAGCACCAGCAACAGTCACGCCTGCCAGATTCAACAAGTAGCCGTTGGTGTCAACAGTAGCAGCACCAGCGCCATTAACCGAAGCGTAAATCAGCGAAGTTGTTGTGCCAGTAGAAGCACCAGAACCAGCATTCAACTCGATTTCAACAGGGGAGTAGGTACCAGAAGAGGTGCCAGCAGAAAGGGTCAACTCAGCAACAAAGGCTGAACCTAGACCAGTCGTGCGACCAGTGGCACCGTAAGTGACTTCGGCTTTCAGGGCGTTAGAGAACGAGCCCAGAGCGACGTTAGTGTCCATTTGGAACAAGGTGCGTCCGCCTGTGCCGCCAACACCTGTCATCGTGACGGCAGTGGTATTCGCATTAAAAGCGGAGGTACCGGTGGAAGAATTGGAAATTGTGGTGATAAAGCCGTTTTGTGATACGACTGGTCCGGAAAACGTGGTGGTCGACATAGTTTTGTCCTTACATGCAAGTGGGGCGTATCTGTCTGCATGTCGTCAGCCGGGACTGTCAGATACACCGGAAACCCCGGAATGTGTCCAATATACACCAAAAGAAAAAGGGGCACAAGGCCCCTTTTTCCGTTTACTCGACCATCAGGCCGCGCCGGGTGAACCGAACATGCCGCGTGGATCGCTGAAGCCGAAGCTGTAGCGTTCACGTGCCTTGTAGCGAACGTTGCCGGTGTCGAAGTCGCCTTCAAAACCAGTTTTCAACGACACACGTGTGAACATCTTCATGCCGTTAGGCGCGTCGGTCTTGATGAAGAACGCGTCTGGGTCCGTCAAGAAGTTGTTGACTGTGTAGCCTTGAGGCACCATGCCCATGTTGCGAATAGCGTTGATGTCGTTATCCGCAGTTCCAACGCGCAGGGTGGATTTCAAAATCCGGTCTGCGGTAAATTGCAACTCTTTAGGAATAATCAACTTCAAGCCTTGCACAGCGATCTTCAAGCCACGCTCATCGGTGAATGCGGAAATGTCAATCAACGACTGCTCCAAGGAGGTCTCAGACAAGTCCGCAGCTGTTGCCAGTGTGTTGGACAAGTTAGGACCACCCAAAGTGGGGTGATTGGTTGCGCACAGAGCAACACCGTCGCCACCGATAGAGGTGGTGAAAGCGCCGTTCAGGATGGCAGCAGCTTTGATCTGCTTGGTTTGAGCCATGGAACGTGCCAAGGCACGTGTATAGCGAGCGCCCAGGCGGTCGTAGAGGTTGTCCTCTACGGCTTCTTCAGTCAAGGAGAAGGCCAGAGCAATCGTCTCATGGGTGTAGCGAGCAGTGTAAACCTCTTGTGCTTGGTCGTATGAAACGCCAGCGCCTTCGGTCTTCACAGGGGCTTCACCAAAACCCGATTCCATCACCTCTTCTTCAAACGCGCGGTCTGAAGTTTCGATTGAATAGATTTGGGTGTGTTGGTTTTCGTAGTTTTTATACTCGAGGCCGAACAAGGCGTTTAAGCCTGGCTCAAGTTCCTTTACGAGTTGTGCGCGGGAAATTGCCATTTATGTTCTCCTTAGGTACTGAAGCCCGGCGTGCCAGTGCTGCCGTACAGGTGTTCATTAATCTTCACAACGAGAACGGCGTATTGGCCCATCTCATTGCCCGGTACGTTCCACAAGCCAACTGCCTTGAGGTTAGTAGCTGCGGTCTCGGTGAAGGTACCGCTCATGGTCATATTGGACACACCAGTTGTGGTGCTGCCTGTGGTGCTGGCAGTGATGTCAGCGTTGAGGCCAATACTTGCTTGAGTAGGAGTACCCGCGTTTTGGATGATGAACAACTGGCTAGGATCGTCGATTACGTCAGCAACGATTTGGCCGCTGGTGATGTTGACGGAACCTGGGTAGTAGTTCTTCCATGTGGGCTTGCCAGTGGTGGGGTCGATATAGCTTACGCCATTCAAGACACCAACAGCAGCCGTATGGTCCGTGTTGTTGAATTTGACAAGGTAGCCATTGTCAATGGTTACCAAGTCGCCTTGGAAGATAGCTCCGGACTGGTTATCGTTAATCAAGTATCCGTACTGTTTTTGACCGCCAGTAGCAGAGAGATTACCGAGAGGACGCAGACCAAAGGGCTTATTGATGTTTGCCATTTGATGATTCCTTTAAAAGATGATTATTCAGCAGCCTTAGGGCCGCCAAAAGTGACGCGAGACTGCCTTGTGGGTCCTTGAATTCGCATGCTCGAGTGTGCATTGCTCTTCATCAACTCATTGTCAGCAGCTTGCATTTGGTCGTTTGCTCGTTGGCGGTAATACGCATTGCGTTCCTGCACGTTCTCTTCGGGAATGCGCGCTAAGAGAAGACCTCCCACGCTGATCACGCCAGCATGTCGGCCATCTTCAACAGATGGAACAGCAAAGTCGGGATATTCATCCGCACGAACAAGCTCATAACCCTCTCGGATTTTTCCTGCTACGTTCGCGCGATCTTCCTGACCGCCAACTTCTGCTCGAATCCATCTGTGCTTCGTTCCCTCCAGAGGAGGTGGGGCATCTAGTCGTGAAGGAGGAGCCCAGGGCTTGCGGCGTGTTTCGCTGTCACGAGTGTTCGCGCTGCGAGATTCACGGTTCAGTGTAGGTACAAGTTTGTCTGTCATCTCTTACTCCTTAACGTACTTGGCGTATTCCTCAAGAGGAACGCCCAACTTTTTGGCCATCGCAACTTGACTCGGTGAGAGCCGTACAGTGCGGCGTGCTGAACTATTCACCCCCGATGATCGGGTTGCAGGAGCCACCGGTTGCACGTTTCTGGTGGTACTGTTGTTTTGCGCTTGAGGAGAAAATTTCCGAGGATACGTTCCTCTCATGCGTTTATCGAGCTCATCATAGTACTCATCTGACGATCCGTCAAATCCCTCGTTGATCACGAGTTGCTTGTGGATGCCCCAGGCGGTGTTTGTCATGACGGTGTCCTGACCATACCATGGGTTCTTCTCCATCCAGTCCTCGAGCTTGGGGTCCACAGGAGCCGGCTGTTGGTACTGTTGGGCAGGCGCTTGTTGCGCCTGAGGAGAGTACTGTTGTTGCTGTGGCGCGGCGGCTTGTTGGCGCACATACGTCTCACGCCGGTGATTCTCCTCAGCCACTTGACGCTGCTCATAGGTCAGGTCCGCCAGGCGCTGCTGGGCCTCGGTCTCGGTGTCAATGTCGCCCTCTTCGCGCGCTTTGCGGATGATCTGCTTTAAGGCAACGACCTGGGTATCGATGCGGCCCTTGGCCTCGTGCAAGCGTTCTTCGTCGGTGCGGAACATGCGCTGCTGCATCTGTTGGGCTTCGGCCTGCACGTTTCTCGCATAGGCAATGGCGGCCTCTTCGCGGCGCTGGGTCTCGCGCAGGCGAGCGGTCAGCTTGTCGATGCGCTTCTTGACGTTCTCGCTGTACTGGTTGAGTTCGTTCTCGGGCTTTTCAACGTTGCCCCCGCTTGTTTCAACGTGGGGGGCCTGCTCACCCTCTTGTATCTTGGGAGACTGTCCGTCTTCTCCCATATCGATATCGACAGGTTCTTCACCCTCGCCGATTTTAAATTCCAATTCCTGTTGTTCATTCATACCTTGGCTCCTTACATGTGCAAAATATCTTCAGGGCTATTGACCACCCCGATGATTTCGTCGTCGTTGAGAATTCGGATTTCTCCGCCATCGATTTGGATGCGAGAACCTGCGTAACGTCCAAAAATAATCCAGTCGCCTTCCTTACACCACGGGCCGTGCGGGAACTTTGATTCGTCCGCATAGGCCAAGCTGCCAGTCTTTAAGACGTAGCCGCAGTTGGTTGCAAGTTGGGTTTTCTTCTGGGTTTCTTCAGACAAGACGATGCCGCCTTTGGTCTTTTCCGCGCCACGATAGGGCAAGACGGCGATGCGCCAGCCTGTGGGGGTAGGAATGCGGTCTCGGACAGCTTGTTCAAGCTTCTCCGGGTTAAACCCGTCTTCCGTATACGCATCGTCAAGGCTTGGGCCTTTTAGTTCAGCTTCTTCGCGCCACTTGCGCTCCAGTGCTGTCAGGTTCTCTTCAACTTCCATTGGCATCTCCTCTGTGGTTAAAAATCATCGGTAGTCCTTCGTGATAAAAGTTCACGAACGGTCTCTTCGGCAAATTTCAATCCTTCGAGGCGACCCATCATGAAGCGATACCGCTCCATATCAGAGATGGTGCCATTTAAAACAATAGCCTCCGAGTCTTCTCGGAGCTTTCTTAATTCTTTGACGACTGCTTCTGCAAATTCGAGCATGGTAATTCCATGAAAAGCAGGTGGTATAAGGCCCCACCCGTTGGCAAGTGCTTACGTCTCAGTATATCTCAACCGGACGGTTGCCGTCTTTCTTCTTTACGACCATGAAAGCGCCACCCTTCTTGGCCTCCTTCGGCTTGCTAGGCCTGTTGGATTTACCAGCAGTAGAAAGAGCAATCGCGACGGCTTGTTTCACCGCTGCGGACTTGTTCTTCGGCTTGCTGGTTCCAATCTTTCCTTTTTCTTTGTATGCGCCCACCATCTCTCCAATGTTGGAACTGACTGTCTTGCGACTTGAGCCTTTTTTAAGCGGCATTTCGGCCTCCTTGAGCAGGTGGTGTGTTTTGTGTGGCGTTCATGCGCTCTCGGGCGACACCGGCTCGAAGTTGCGCAATGTTCTCTTGTGACTTTACACGATTTTGCTGTGCCTGAGCATTTTGCGCAATCTTTTGTTGGTCGAGTGCGAGCTTTTGCTGGTCCAGTGCAATCTTCTTGTTGTCGTTTTCGGCGCGTTGCTGCAATTCCTGTTTCTTAAGCTCGACCAAGGGGTCTCCCTGCTCGCCAGACAGCTGGTTTTGCATGTCCCGAACCTCTTGCATGAACAAAGCAATCTTCAGTGCCACCATGCCTTCTTTTTGGATCGGAGAGACGATGTTGTCGGGGTCCGTGCCGTAGTTTTGGAACAGTTCTGCTTCCACGGCTTCCTCCGCCTTGAGTCTCACGTGGTCCAGGATGTGTTTTTGCAAGGCGGTTGCCGCCATGGCGTTGGCCTGAAGGATAGGAGACAGGCCCATCATCAGGTGACCAGCAATGTGCGCGTCATGCTGCTGGCCGGCAAAGGCTTTCAGGCGCATGTTGTTGAGCACGTCGCTGTTTTCACTGGCCGGGTCCTTGGGCATCTGGGTGTTCTGCGGCAACAAGATGCCGTCGATGTCCCGCACGTTCAAAGCAGAGTACACGCGGTAGTACGCCTCGTACATGTCGTGCATCTGAGGTGCGCTTTGGGCCATTTGCAGCTGCGTTTGGGCCAAGGTGATGCGTTGGGCAGAGCTAAAAATGTTGGGGTCAGCAACTGGCAGCACCGCCACCATGTTGTTGAAGTCCTTCTTCTTGATTGAGCGCGCGCCACCCGGCACATCGTACGGATAGTTGTCCGGCATGTACTTGCCAAAGCCCTTGGCCAGCATCTTGAACTCAAGACTTTGCGCATAGTGCAGGCGTTTGTGGATGGCGGACATGACAATCGAGCCGCGCTCGAGCAATGCAAGGGTTGTCCCTACCTGCGCGTTCTGGTTTGCGTCGCCAACCTGCATATCCGCAGTGCTGGCCAGGCGTTTGCCCGCGTCAACCAAGAATCCAAGCAGTGCAAACAGGGCTTGACTCGGTTCTTTGTACGGCAGGGGCAACAAAGAGGCTTGGAGCTCCGCGCCACCGGCGTCAATGTCTCGCCATTCACCTGGCTGGATGGGACTGTCGTTGTCCGCGATCCGTGCGCCCTTGGCTTTGAAGCCCGCTGGCAAGTTTGAGAGCGTTCCCGCGTCCAAAAGCTGGCGCAGAGCACTGGTTGCGCCTTTGGAGAGGCCTCCAACCATGTGAACAAAGCCCATGCCGTACGCGCCAAGGCCTTCGACGAGCACGTAGTGGACAAAATAGTCCCGACGCACCTTCAATTCGTCGTCTTCGTCCCAGTTTCTGCGAACACCAACCACTTGGAGGCTGTCCTCGACCATGGTGACGACGTAGGGCAAGCGAATTTTGGTAATTTCGCCGTCTTCGCCCTTGTCTTCAAAGCCTGGAATGTCCAAATCCACTTGCATTTCAAGCAAAAAGATTTCTTCAACGTCGTCTGTGGGCTGCACACCCGTGACTTTGTCAACAGCAGCTTGAATTTGGCTCGGATCAGGGTCTTGGTTTTGCGAATCCGCGTCCACATCCAAGTATTCGCCGGACACAACGCGCTTTCTGAACTCGTTAGAGTCCATGGCAATGCGGTGCGTGATCCGTGGGCACTGGGAAACAACGCTTGAGCCGTTGTACGGGATGTAAACATCGTCGGCCAAGCACAATTTGGAGACCATGCGGCCCAATTGGCGGTCGTAGTAGACCTTCTTGAACGTCGAACCACCGTATCCAGTGTAGAAAAGCAGCTGATCGAACTCAGGCGTGTACTCTTCCATCACCGAAGTGATCTGGTAGTTCATGAAATCCTGGACGCGGGAGGCCTGTTGGGCCTTTTCCACCGTCTCACGGCCGACGACTTGCGTGCGAACAGGGCCGCCAGCGGGCATCAGTTCCTTAAACGCCTGTGCCTGGAACTGCACGATGGCCTCTGTCAACATTGGATGGGTCGCGCCCGACGCGCCCCTGAACGGCTTGGTGCGTTCTTCAAGCTTTAAGCCAAGCAAGTCCATGCCCTTGGAGTACATCTGCTCCCAGTCAGAGCGGGATGCCTTGTCGGCCTCGTACATTGCGCCCACGTCCATGGCTATCTGGGCCAGGTCATCCTCGTCAATGACCTCGGCAAGGTTGGCATAGAAGTCAACTTCATTGGCATCGTCTTCGGTCATGTTGACCACGGCACTGCCGTCTTCTTCTAACACAATCTCGATGTCGGGCATCTCCTCGTTGTCAATGACGATGTCCAACTGAGGGGCTTGGTTTACTGCTTTGTCTATGGGCATCGTTCTTCCTTGTTACGTGTGCGCCTTGATGAAGGCCATATTCTTATCTACTGAGCCGCCTTTGGCCAGCCCTAATTCTTTTCGAATCTCTTGGTTCTTGGTAAATTCCTCTTCATTCCTGACAAACTTACCTTCATCAAACTTAAAGAAGTTCTTTTCAAGAATCTTGCTTATCCCTATTGGCATCTGATTGGGAGAAAGCTTTAGTTTATTTACAAAGTCTACCAACTCTTCTGAAAACTTCTCAGGAGCGTCATTTGCAGTTAATGGTCCATTGCCGGTAAGCTGAACAATCTTGCCTCGAAACTTCTCAGGGACACTTGCTTTATTGGTTGCATACTCAACTGTAACCTGTGGGATGTGGTTCTTGTCGTACAAAGAGTAAATCTCTACTTCACCACTGTCCAAGGCACGCCGCCCACGTTTTAACGTACCGTAGGTCTCGGTGGTTGCATAGCTTCCTATGGAATTGTTCATGCCTGCCGCAATTGATTTAACGCCATCAGGGTTGGTGACTTTGACCCATCTCATGTCATTGACGGTAGGCAAGAAATCTGTAACACCAAAGAGCATAGCTTTTGCAGGGGGGTTCTTGCCTTGTTGCAATAGCGACTTGACCTTGGTAAGGTCTTTTTCTATTTGTGCAACTTCTTGGGTAGAGGTATATGCCTTCTTTAAAAAGTCAGTGAATCCCATGCTGTTTAAATCTTTAGCCGAAAGCCTATTTGCTTCTTGTAAAAGTCTATCAGTAGTGAGACCAAAAAGTTTTAGATTGCCATACTCTTGTGCGTCTAATATCGGTTGACTTTTATTTATTGCTGTTTCCAACTCAGGCAAAAAATACCCCTCAGGAAGAGCATCCATTGCTTCAAGCTGATCCTTGGTGAATGCAGGGCCCTGCGGATTAATCATTGCCTCTGTTGCAGTGGTTCCATACAAGCTTGGGTATTTTGCCAAATCTAAATCGGAATACCGGCTTTCCCTTGCAAACACAGTGCGTTCGATATTAGGCTCTAATACAGTGGAAAAAAGATTAGGGTTTTCTTTGAGTTTTAGTCTTACTTCTTTTGCTGCTTTTGCCACGCCATCGGGACCGGGCAATGGTTTTTTGCCTGCGTAAGCAAGCAACTGGCTGTCCGGAATACTGTCAAGATTGTCCCTGACACTTTCAATTATCTGCCTTTTAAGCGTGTTTGGAGGAGGAATGTCATCTGGCCTAGAAGGAACTCTCCTATAAGGCACAACAGCTTTTATGCCCAGCATGTCATCATAGCTTTTCTCTAACAAACGCAAGGCCTGTAAATTCCCTTGTGCCGCCTGCTTAACCAAGACCTGAGGGAAAAAATCTCCCATTTGTGACTTTTCGTCAAATTTAAATTTACCGCTTAGAATGTCCGCCCGTAATGGGTCTTGGATGCTTCCCGCCTGTTTGCTGTAAAAATCCTTTGCCTTTTGATTGAACATCTGAAACAAGGCATCGCGTTTTTCGCCGGGCTCCATTTCCGTGATCTTCTTCAAGACAGGTTGAAAAGACTTATCTACACCCGACAAGATGCCAAGCGTGTAGTCCCTGTTCCCTGTTTCAGCCTTCCATCTGTTGTACTTCTCCCCAAGGGATTCTTTCTTTGGACCAAGGCCAAGGAACGATGCCTTCTGTTTGTCGTCTGCATTAAGCCACGACACAAAGTTTTCCGGGAGATCAGAAAGTTTTGTGTTGTTTATTTCTTCAGCAGTTTTTTCGCCCATCCCACGAGAGGTTGGAAAGTATCCACCAGGCGGGCGAGAGATGTATGACGCGCCGGGCACTACTAACTGGCGGTTGTACTGTTGGAAGTCCTTGGCCACATCGGTAGCCGCTTCCCCGGTCTTCTTGGCAACCTTGACCCCTGCGCGTGTAACGCCGGCAGGATTGGTCAAGTTGGACAAGAGTTCGCCGGCAGTGTAAAAGCCCTTGGCCGTTGGGTCGGCAGGAGGTTCTGGTCGCACGCCGGCCTTGGTCATCTGCGCCTTGATCCAGTCACTGCCCATGACGGGCTTTTCCGTGCTGTAACCAAACGGGCGCAGGAGCATGGTGGCAACATCTACCGGGGCTCCTACGAGGTCGTAAGGAAACTCGGTCACGCCCTTGGCCATGTTCGCATAGGCTTCGCCAGAATCAAGTTGCTGACTGATTGGGCCCTTTTGGCGATTCATGCCAGTGCTTGGTCGTGCCTTGGCAGCATAGTACTGATTGAGCGCGGCCTGGTCGGCGGCCAAACGTTCGATCTGTTGAGGCGTGAGCCGTTCTCCGCTGGCCGGGCTTCCTTCAGCGCGCTTGACGGGTTTGCCAAGATTGATGTTGATCTCCCGCCCACGGCCAGGAGGAATCTTCTCTCCCGCATACTCACGGATCAAGCTGTACGGGCCCATCGCGCCGTACTCGGCCGTGCGCTGCTCTTGCATGCTGTTGGGGTCTCTTGGGGGATTAAAGTCGTAAGTGTCACGAACAACTAAGTTTCCCTTAGCGTCCCGGCCATACTTAAAGCGCCCCAGCGTCGTCTGCACATTGCCCAGTGAATCCGACATGGAAAACAAACTGGGAGTCGTGGAGGCAGGAATCTTGCCCTGCGCACGCATCACTTTCGCCAACGCGTTGTAGTCGCCATACTGGATGTCGCCCGCGTCACCGCCCTTTAAGGCAATCATTTCCTTCATCACCAACAACTCCTCCGGCGAAAAGTTGCCCTCGGTAATTGGGTCACGCTTGCCCTGTACTGTTTCTAAAAATGTACGGCCAGATGTTGGAAAACTCGAGGCCGGCAGGCGCTGCGCAATAAAGTCAGTCACCCGGTTGATGCCCGTCATCTCAGGGCCTTGGTCCTTTTTGTCTGCCGCGCCGCCCTTGGAAAAAGTTCTTGCCATCAAAGGGCCGGGCTTCTCCAAGGTGGGCTGGTCAAAGGCTTGGGTATTAAACGTCGGACGCATGAAGCCACGGCCCGCTCTTTGCGCGGCCTGTGCCTTTAACTGGTACGCTCTTTCCAAGGCATCATATTGCGCCCGGGCCGTTGCAATCTGAACCAACTTTTCCTGTTCCGTTTGCGGCGCGCCAAGTTCAGGAATGGCAGGAGACAAGTCCCCCGCCTCCAAACTCATCTCCTTGGGACGCTTGGACCCGCTTTTACCACCGCCGCTCTTTGCCGTCACCTTCTTGAGCATGGCCTTGGCCGTTTGTGTGGGCCTTGTTGGTTCTGTTGCGTAGGCCGTGGGCATCGCGCCCTCATCCTCGGCCAACAAGTATTTGTTCATCGCCTCGGTCTGAGAATCAAGAGAGACGTCTCCACCCTTGGCGTAGTACTCAATATCTTCCTCTTGCACCTCCCCGCCTTCAGAAAACATCTGAGGTACATATTCAGGGGGCTCGGACGACGCAAGACTGTCGATGTCAATTTCGTCGTCAGGTAAGTATTGTCCGTCCATGGTTCGCCCTAACAAAAGGTGGTGTCAAGGCATTTTATGCCCTAATAGTATTCTGGCACAAGGTCCGGCACCTCATCTTCTTCCTTGTCATCCGTGTGCAAGGAAATGAAGTTGCCAGAGCGAAAACGCATGAGCGCCTGTGTCGTTGAGTCCACCATGTCGTCGTTGTCACCGTTGGGGAACGCGGCGCACTCTTCAACAAGGGCTTCTGCCCACTCACGGTCCGGGGCCCATACCATGCCGGCCTCGAGTATCGGGGCAACAGAGTTGGCACGGCTGATCTTGTCTGTGCCGGCTCGCCGTCCACCAGGCGTGTACATGGTGACAGGGATTCCCATCTTCCGAAGTTCCTGCTGCAAAGTAACACCCGTCGCCTTGGCCTCGATCAATACATTGTCTGGTTGCCAATGGTCATACTCGGCCTTGGCGATTCGCTTGAGTTCAGGAAAGTCCCACCGACCACGCTTGACGTCCAGCAGGATCAGGTTGGGACCTGAGTCTTCAGAGGGCTGGAACACGCCCCAGGTCGTGATCACAGAAAAGTCAGCCGTCTCCTTTTTACTGTAGGCAGTGTCGTAGGACTGAATGATGTACTCCACGATCGGCGGCTCTTCCTTCTCCCAGACCCGCCACCACTCACGTTTGAGAATCGCGCCCTCGTCATTGGTCGGTTGCTGCTGCCACTGGGCTTGCCACTTTTGCGGTGACAAGGAAGCCTTGACAGACAATAATTCCTCTACGCCCCAGAATCCTGGCCATAGGGGTTTTCCACTAGGCAGGATGGCAGGGAACTCAATCACTTCCCACTTGTCCGCTTTGTGGCTGGTTTGCTGCTTGATCAAGCGTGCAGTCAGGTCTTTAGTTCCCCATCTTGTCATCACAACGAC